GGGCATCACCCGTGAAGAAGCCGATTACATGCTTGCCGCTGACATTGAGCGAGTAGAGCGAGACCTGAACATGGTTGATGAGTACATGGACCTAGACCGAATTCGCCAGACCGTCATCGCAAATATGACGGTAAACATGGGATTTAGAGGTGTGATGCAATTCAAACGAATGTGGGCAGCCATTGGTCGTAAAGATTACGCGGCAGCGGCGCGGGAAATGCTGGATTCCACTTGGCGAAAGCAAGTTGGCAATAGGGCGACAGAGCTTGCAGAAATAATGAGGTCAGGTGAGGTATGAGCTTCTTCGGTAAACTATTCGGCACCGAAAAAGCGCTGTCTGGCATCGTTGACGGCGTAACCAATGGCCTTGATTCCCTGGTGTATACCGACGAGGAAAAAGCCGGGGATGCTGCCAAGGATAGATCAGAAGCCCGCGACATGGTCGTTCAGTGGATGGCCGCAACACAGGGCCAAAACCTCGCTCGCCGCTTAATTTCACTTACGATCACTAGCGTCTGGCTGGGCATGTACCTGATTTCGATCGCCTGCGGCATGGCTGCCGTGTTCACAAATTCCGATGGAACCATCACCGCCGACAAAATCAACGCCGTTGGCACCATTTCCAAGAATGCAGCAATGGATATGAACCCCGCCGTTATGCTGATTCTCGCCTTCTATTTTGCTGCACCACACATGGGGGACATTGCCAAAGCTGTCTCCGGTAAGTTCACTCAAAGTGTCAACAAGGGGTAGTCGTGAGCTTACCAGATACCGTCCAATCGATTTCTTCAGCAGCACACACAAAGATCGAATCCGTCGCTCCAGCAGTCTCATACGCAGCGAATGGGGCCGTGTTTACCTGGGGCGCAATCTCGTTCAACCAAATTATGATGTTTGTGGGCGGAATTATTGGCTTAGCCACCTATTTTACCGGCCTCTATTTTCAAAAGCGCAGGGAAACACGCGATCGATATTTTCAGAAGCGCCGTGACGACCGGGAGCAAGAGTTACACCAGCACCGGTTAATACTTGATAAGCAGGCCGAAGGAAGCGGGCTTGAGTAAGCTAACGCCGAAGCAATCGCGGTTTGTGGACGAATATTTGGTTGACTTGAACGCATCAAAGGCTGCACTGAGGGCCGGTTACAGCGAAAAAACAGCTTATTCAATCGGTCACGCAAACTTGAAGAAAGTTGAAATCGAAAAAGCGATCAGCGAGCGCCGAGAAAATGCATCTGAGCGTACCAAGATAACTCTTGATCAAGTCGTTCGTGAAGCAGCCCGGCTGGCGCTGTTTGACCCGCGCAAGATGTTCAAGGCTGATGGCACACCAAGGGCCATTCAGGATCTTGACGACGACACCGCCGCGTGTATTGCAGGGCTGGACGTGATGAATATCGGCTCAGGCGACGAAATTAGTCAAGTGCTGAAGTATAAGCTGGCACCCAAAGGTCAGGCCATTGACACGCTCATGAAACACCTGGGCGGGTACGAAAAAGACAACGGCCAAAAAGTCGGAACGCTGGCAGAGGCTCTGATCGCCGGCATCAACCGCACAAAAGAGATCGATGAGTGATTTTCCTGAGCTGCAACTCCGCGAAGAAATTGCCAAGTGCTGGGATGACCCGCTGCGCTTTGTGCTGCTCGCCTTTCCGTGGGGAGTCAAAGGCACTCCGTTAGAAAAATTCCCTGATGGGCCTGACGAATGGCAGCGCGAGCAGTTAAACGCGATTCGTGACCACATACGGGGCGATGGCGACGTGTCCATGAGGGACGCCACAACATCCGGCCATGGTATTGGTAAATCCGCAGAAACCGCTTGGCTCATTATCTGGTTTTGCAGCACCCGGCCACATTGCGCGGGCAGAATAACAGCAGGCACACAGGCCCAGCTCAACAGCACAACCTGGCGTGAGCTTTCCGTCTGGCACAACCGGGCTATCAATAAACACTGGTTCAAGTGGACAGCTACTCGATTCTTCGCCGTTGAAAGCCCTGAAACCTGGGGCGTAACGGCGATTGCGTGGAGTGAGCACAATTCTGACGCCTTTGCCGGCCTTCACGCCGAGCACGTACTGGTCATTTACGACGAGGCCAGCGCGATAGCCGATAGTATTTGGGAAGTGACCGAGGGCGCTATGACAACGCCCGGCGCTTTCTGGTTGGTGTTTGGTAACCCATCAAGAAACACCGGTCGATTCCGCGAGTGCTTCCGCTCCATGCGGCACAGGTGGGCGACCCGTCAAGTAGATTCTCGCACTTGCCGAATGACCAACAAGGCCGAAATAGATCAATGGGAAGAAGATTACGGCGAGGATTCAGACTTCTTCCGGGTGCGCGTTCGCGGTGAGTTCCCAAGAATCAGCGATAGCCAGTTTATTTCTGAAGACGCCGTTCGTGAAGCGCAGCAGAGAGTCCAGCCCCCGCAAGTGTTTGCACACTACCCGCTCATCATGGGCGTGGACGTTGCCCGATTTGGTGGCGATCAATCGGTCATCACGCTACGACAAGGCCCGAAGATTCACTACCAGCACGCCTATCGAGGTCTCGACACCGTAGAGGTGGCCGACAAGGCGCGTGAGCTTTACCTGAATGAAGGGAGCGTTGCAGCAATTTGCGTGGACGGCCCAGGTGTTGGTGGGGGTGTAGTCGATCAACTGAAGCGCTTTAAGTTGCCGGTGATTGATGTTCAGCCAGCAGGCACGCCGCCAGACCCAAGGGAATTTTTGAACATGAGGGCGTGGTTGTGGGGTCAGATCAAAGTCTGGCTGGAACATGCCGACCTCCCCGCAGGCGACAGAGACCTACTTTACGATCTAACCGCCATCGAATACGGGTACGACAAAAAGCTCCGTATTCAGATGGAAAGCAAGAAAGATATGAAGACCCGAGGCGTCCCGAGCCCGGACAAAGCCGACAGCCTGGCGCTCACATTCCACCCGATTGATTCCGTTTTAAGACTCAACTGGACAGCGCGGGGTAATCGACCGGTTAAGCGCGGCAGCTGGGCAGCACACACTTAGGAGTAACCATGGCCATTCTCGATTCCAACAAGCCCGTTAGCCTGACGCAACGGGAGATTGCTGTGGTGGTCGCGCAAGCCGTGGCCAAAACCGGATTGCCCATCCCTGGCGGCAAGTTTCGCAACGATGTAGATCACATTCAGATTGACCCGGTTGTGATCGAGGCCCGCGTAACCCAACCAAAGCAGGGCGTTCGGTTGCAGTTTGAGGTAACAGGCGGATTCGGAGTCTCGTTGAACGTCAACCTGGAAGAATTTGAAGAAAACCCGGTGTATTACCTGAAGGATCTGTTCAATCAGCTACACCCGATGATGCGAAATGTTCAGAAGCTGCGCGACAAGAAGCGCATTGAAAACCAAGCCATGTACGACTTTCTGACCAAGGGAGCTGCCGCGAATGGCTAGTCTGGGGCTGATGCAGTACAAATCTGCCGGTGATCTACGGGCCGATGATGAAAACGAAGCCCAGCGCACGTCCGATGCCGACTCGCGCAAACGTGAATTGATAGAAAGCTCTCTGGGCTCTCACATACGGCGCTCGTGGGAAGAGGCTAAGATGGCCAAGCAAGAAGTGGATTATCGCTTGCTGGATTGCCTGCGCCGCCGAAAAGGTGAATATGACCCGAGTAAGCTGTCCGCTATCAAAGCCGAAGGCGGCAGTGCCATTTACATGATGCTGACCACCACCAAGTGCCGTGCCGCTTCAGCGTGGGTGCGCGATATTCTGATGCCGTCCACCGAAAAGCCGTGGGGATTAGATCCAACCCCATTAGCCGAAGTGCCGCCCGAATTTGTGCAGCCTGTATTCCAGCAGTTCATGCAGCAGGCACTGCAGCAGGCGCAAGAATCCGGCGAGCAGCCTGACCCTGAAAAACTGATGGAAGATGCTGAGAAGCACATTCGTAAGGTCGTGCAGGAAAAAGCGCGGGAGGCCGCTGAGCGCCACGAAGAATTGATTAACGATCAAATGGCCGAAGGTGAGTGGGATGAAGCGTTTGAAGGCTTCATTGATGATTTTGTCACCTACCCGGCAGGGTTTGTTCGAGGCCATAACCTGCGCCGAGTTTCATCCCTGGGCTGGATGGAAGGCTGGAAGGCGGTTAAGACGCAAGAGATTAAGCCTCAGTGGTATCGCGTCAGTCCGTTCGACATTTACCCCAGTGCAGACGCTACCACTATTGATGATGGCGCCTACATCATTGAACGAGCCCGGTTCACACGCGCACATCTCAACAAGCTGATTGGCGTACCGTCCTACAGCACTGAATCCATCCGTGAGGTTTTGAGTGAGCACGGCCAAAGCGGATTGCGCGACTGGCTGTGGACGGACGGCGAACGCGCTGAACTCGAAGGCCGGGGCCACGAATGGCTGACCCGAGGCCAGACCATCGACGCATTGATCTATAGTGGCGGGGCGCAAGGCACGACTTTATTGCAGTGGGGCATTGATCCCAAAGAGGTGGAAGACCCGCTGGCCGAGTACGAAGTAGAAGCTACGCTGATTGGTCAGCACGTTATTCGGGTGAAGTTCAACCGTGATCCACTGGAGCGCCGCCCATACCACAAAGCGAGCTTTCAACCGGTGCCAGGTTCCTTCTGGGGCCATGCCATCCCTGAGCTGATGGCCGACATTCAAGATGTGTGCAACGCCACGGCGCGAAGCCTGATTAACAACTTGGCAATTTCATCCGGGCCACAGGTAGAAGTCTACGAAGACCGGCTAGACCCGGCTGAAGATCCGACCGATATGTATCCGTGGAAGGTGTGGCGCACCAAAGATTCGGCGGTAACCGGTAACAATCCCGCGGTTCGCTTCTATCAGCCGAGCAGCAACGCCGCTGAATTGATGGGCGTGTACGACAAGTTTGAAATCCGCGCTGATGACGCCACCAACATCCCACGTTATTCCTACGGCAACGAAAACGTAGGCGGGGCAGGCCAGACCGCCTCCGGGCTGTCGATGCTAATGGAGAGCGCTAACAAGGGCATCAAGGACGCCATCCGGCACATTGACCGGGGCGTGGTTCGTCGTGTGGTGGAAGCCTTGTGGCTGCACAACATGCAGTATTCGGACGATAACAGCATCAAAGGCGATGCGGCGGTTATCCCTCGCGGTTCATCGGCCATGTTGATCCGTGAACAGACACACAATATGCGCTCACAATTCCTGCAAATGACCAATAACCCGACCGATCTGGCGATCATTGGCCAGGAAGGGCGCCGCAAGTTGCTGGAATCCATTGCTGAAAAGCTGGATCTGCCAGGTTCTATCCCAACCGAGGACGAAATGGAGCAGAACACCGCCGCGCAAAACGAAGCCGGTCAGATGATGCAGCAGTTGGAACAAGCCATTAAGAAGGCCGAGATGCAGGAAAAGACCGCCAAAGCTGAAAAGACCATGGCCGAAGTGGACGAAACCCGCGCCGACACCCAGAAAACGCAGACCCTGACGCCGCTGGAAGCCAAAAAGATGCTGGCTGAAATCCTAAAAATGATGCAACCGGAGCCTACAAATGGACGAGCAGGACTGGAAAGCCCTGGCCAGAATCGCCAGCTCGCCGGACGGCCAGCGCCTACTGGTAATCTTGGCCAAGCGTCGGGAGGAATGCAGGGACAAACTGGAACGCCTGCCGGATACCCAGCAACTCAACAGGGCCCAGGGCTCCGCTGAAGCTATCAAGGAGCTACAGCAGAACCTGAATGAAGCCCGCGAAGTCGTGAACAAGCGATTCAGCAAAGACTAATCACAGCCGGTATTCCGGCCCCACAACAAAGCCGCTTTCTCTTCACAGGGTAGGCGGCTTTTTTGTGGGCGAACGCTCAACAGCCTTACGCGAAGGCCGATTGAATCCGTGACCCCTTAATCGTGAACCCCGGTTACACCGGCTCACCGCGCATGAAGCGCACAGGAGTTGAAATGTCAGCACTACCCAAGTCCATCCAGCAGCAGATTGAAGACGCTCAAAAGCACTACGAACCCGCCGCGAATCCCGAGGCAATCGCCCCGACTCCCGATCCTGAAACCGTAGCGTCTGCTGCACCGGACACTGCCGCGCAATCCGCTGAACTCGATCCGAATGACCCGAAGCACTCCCCGCCCGACGAGCCCAAGCGCTCTGAGAGCTACTGGGAACACCGCTTCAACGTCATCAATGGCAAGTATGCCGCCGAGGTTCCTGCACTGCGTGATGAGGTTAAAAGCCTGAAGTCTGCGATTGAACAGAAAGACCTTCAGATGACGGAGATGAAAGACGCTCCCGCCCCAACGGGCAACATCGGTGGTTTGACGG